TAGAATGTAATGGTCAGTCTACGGCTGGATCTCCAAACCTTATTCCGCTTTTTGGAACTAATGTGCCAGATTTGCGAGGTGAGTTTATTCGCGGCTGGGACAATGGGCGAAACGTAGATTCGGGGCGCGTGATTCGATCCGCTCAAGCGCAAGACGTACAGCCACACACGCACTCTTATTCTGCGCCTACAAGTGTTGCAACTTCAAACCAAGCAGGATTTGATGCAGGAACAGTATTCGCGTCGTCACCTTCCACTACAGGCTCAACCGGCACCGCCGAAACCCGCCCACGCAACGTAGCCTTGATGTTTATCGTCAAAACCTAATGACAGTCCAAGACTGGGAGCAAATCGTAGACACACTTTATGAACAATGCCGCAACCATATTCAGCTTTTGGGACAGGTATCCAGAGATGACGTTGATGGCTATCTTAGTTTCTACGGCGTGCATGATAGCATTTATGTTGCTCGGCGTGACGGCAAGATCACAGGCGTCTCAACCACACATCCGGGCGTTAGCGACTTCAACTGGAAGTGGCGCAAGCAGGATGGCATCTGGACGATCCACATGGCTTGGGCAAGTGAGCCTGAAGCGGTTGGTGAAATGTTTAAGCAGTTTTTTCAACGTAAAGCACCTATCACGCAAGTTTGGGCATGGAGACATGATCATGCCACACAGATCACTCCTCAAAAGCTAGAAAGACTTTTATATGGGCGGAAGTAAGACTCAAGTTGTACAAGCACCTGCGGCTCCTAATTACCAGGAGTCGATGCGATCTATCCTGCAAGCTCAGGTGGAAATGGCCCCGCAGGTGTATGCCAGCGAAGCGCAATATCAGCCTAAGTATCAAACTCTGCAAGATCAGATTGCCCAGCAGGCGGCTACCAGTCAGATTAACCTGTATAAGCAACTCCAGCCGTCTTACTCGCAACTGGAAGAAGATTACATGAAGAGCCAGCAAGGTGCGCAGTTGCGCGGCTTGCAGGAGCGTGCTCCAGAGTATATCCAGGCCTTCCAGCAGGCCCAGGGTGTTGGCGGAATCAATCAAGCTCTCCAAAAATATACAGAGCAAAAGCTCGGCGGCATACAGGCCAACGGCGCAGCCTTGTCGCCAGAAGAGCAACGTATGCTCGATCAACAGGCTAGGGCAGGCTATGCAGCTCGGGGAACGTCACTGGGCGGACAGAGCAACCTTGCCGAGGTGATGAACCGCTACAACGCACGTCAGGCCCGGGAGCAGCAGCTTGTGGCCCTTGGCACAGGATTGGGTGGCTACTTCCAGCAACAGGCCGCTCCTGCGCTGACCTCGTTCTACCAACAGCCTATGTACGCTGGTTCGTTTGGTGGTCAAGCCGCACAGAACGCGATGATGGCACAGCAGCAGTCTGGCCCACAGTACTTCAACCCTGAGTCGCAGACTGGCATGGGCTCGATCTACGGTGCGTACAACGCACAGATGCAGTTGGCTGCTGGCACAGCTCAAGCCAACGCAGCTAGAAGCGCAGGCAAGATGGGCGCACTAGGCTCAATCGGTGGTGGATTGCTGATGGGGGCTGGAATGGCACTTTAATGAATACTGCTCACGTCATAGATACAATTAAAAAGGCACTTGGCCGGGCCAAGCGTCCCGCTGTCCTGTGGAGCGGAGGCAAGGATTCTACCGTGCTCTTGGATCTATGCTTAAAGCTGAAACCAGACATTGAGGTAATTCACTTTAAGCTGCCTTTCTTGTCACACAAGTATAAGCATCATCATAAAGTGCAGGAAGAGCTTAAGCTTACAGTTCACGACTGGATTCCTGCGTCGATTGCGCTAACACACGGAAATGACCGCATTGATGTTTGCGAGACGTATTCGCTTGGAACTGGCGAGTTAAAGGTCATGCGCGGCACAGAGATGATGGACTTAACAAAGCCTTGGGTGTGCGGCAAGGAGTGGCTTAGTAGGCCAAAGGCACACGTTGTTAACGACTTTGACGTATTGTTCTGTGGGCATAAAAGCAGTGATGAAGATCCATTGACTGGCCAGATTCCACTGATGGTGGACATGAAGATTATAGGCAACGGCACAGAGATGTGGTTTCCGTTTCGTGAATGGAACGATGAAGATATTTCGCTGTATATCACATCAAACACCGTCAAGTACGACCAGAACAGGTATGACTCGGACGTTGTGTCACGCCCGGACAAGCACATGAACAGCGACTACGTTCATGCCTGCTTCCGCTGCATTGATCGTAGAGAATCTGCATTTGTGCATTGCCCAAAGCTAAAGATCGACGTAGAGAACTTGCATGAGCATGTCCTCCACGAAGAACCAGTCAGCCCATACTGCAACATGCGAACTGGATTGCCAAAAGTGCGGAGCGTGTTGCAGCCACAAGGCCAGTTGGCCGATTCTGCGAAAGGATAGATCCGATGCAGTTAACATCCCCAAAGAATACATTCGCGATGATCTGCCACTGCTTAAGTGCGTTGGAGTTCGCTGTATTGCGCTTTCGGGGATTGTTGGGCAGGAAGTTTCGTGTACAATCTATGAACATAGACCGCAAGCCTGCCAGCGGTTTGAGAAAGGCAGCACTCTTTGTTTAGAAGCTAGAACCAAATTTTATGGCAAGACCTCGCGAACTTTTTAACACACCGGCACCTCAGGCGATGAGCCAGATGGGCCAGGGCATTGCTGACGCTTACGCTAACGTAGGCCGGATCGAAGGGCAGGGCATGCAGGCGCTGGGGCAGGGTATTGCGCAGGGGCTTACCGCAGCAGGAGGCGCAATAGGCGACTACAAGAAGATGTCGTCGCAGGTAAAGGCTGATGCGGCTGCATTCAATTCGTTTAAGGACTATCTTCCGGCTGAATTTGTGGGCTTACAGCAAACAATGGAGAACGACCCAAAGGCAAGCTTGCTGGATAAGCAGCAGTTCTATCAATCTGCTAAAGGATATTTGGGTGCTGCTATTGGGCAGAAGTACAAGATGGAACAGATTGAGGCGGAGCAAAAGGGGCTGTATGATCGGGCAGTGGCAACCAAAAAGCCGCCACTTGATCTTGGTGGATTAGACACAGCAATTGATTCAATTTGGAATCCAAAGCCAGCACCGTCGTCAACGCAGCCATCAATGCAGGACACCACTCAGCCAGCAACAGACCTTGCCGCCTTTCTTAGAAGTCGAGGATGGAGCGGAAGAGGCTCGGTTCCCCAGGCGTTGATGGATGAATACAATGCACTAACAGGTCAATAACATATGGCTTTTCGAGATATTCTTCCAAACAGAATGCAGAGTGATATCGCTTATGGCGATTACATGAATGCAGAGGCTGACATTAACCGTTTGCAGGGATTGAATCAAAATCTTGCTGCTTATCGTGATGCCCTACAAGAAGCACAGAAAGCTAAGTTTGTTGCTGGCGAGCAATATCTTTCTGCAATAAATGCGTCTAGGGCTAATGCAGGCCAAGCTCCGTTTACTGGATGGCCAGAAGAAGCTATGGGTGGACGTAGAGTGTTACCAGCAGTAGATCGCATGGGTTATCCACTTACGCCTCAAGAAGAGGCCATGTATGCGCAGGCATCTCCGCGCCGCGTTGTTCCATTGACGCCAGCAGAACTAGCAACATCTCAGCCTGCTGTGCGGCCAAGTGTTGTTGATACAAACTACAGCGGATCAGGTGCAGACTTTGGTGCAGAAGAACCAGCGCAAGCAGCCTCAAGTCGTGTTGTGGAATTAAATCCAGAAGAGTTGGCGGCATTTAATGCACGTAATAATTTTGCGCAGGGGTCGGTTCAACAGCAGCAAGAGGCAGCGCCACTGTACCCAGAACGAGAACATGAGCTTCGCAGACAAGACTTACGGGCAAAAGTGCTGGCTACAAATAAATTAATGACTTCACTTATTCAGCGCAACGATCAATCGCAGTCTGAAACAATAAGAAGTATATTTAGAGATAAGATTGACAAGATGGTTGATGCAGAACAGCTTAAGTCTTTTGATGAAAGCAATGCCGCTAAATCGGTATGGGCTGAATTGCCATCCTTAAGAAAAGAACGCGACTTTGTTAAAACAATTCGAGAAGACATATTGCAGGCTGAAAAGATACAAAAAGACGATCCAGCAAATAAAGCTCGGCTTGTTATTTCGCTTCAGACAATTCTTCCAAAGATGATTCAGTCTGCCGCTTCTGGTGGATCTGACGCAGTTCAGATGCAAGAATTTATGAAGCTTGCACCAGAGCTTGTTAATGGCTACGCAGAATATGCTACATCAATTGGAAAAGATCCACTTTCAAGCGGAACATATTTTCAATGGCTAAATTCAAGTCAGTTTAAAAAGACAGCAGATCCAGAAGCGTTTATTCAAAAGGTAAAGGAAAAATACAACGTAATTGCATCTGCAAGAAATAGCGTTGTAGAAGAATTTCAAAACAGAACTTCACCTGAGTGGTTTAGTAAAACTGGAGTTAAAGAACTTCCATTGTTTAAGTCTGATATTGAATCAGAACTTAATGGAAAACAGTCAACAAAACAAATGGCTGCTCCAAGTGTTCAATCTCTCTTAGAGAAATACAAATAATGGCTACAATCCAAGAGCTTAGTGATGCGCTGGTAAAGGCTGACGCTGCTGGTAATACGCAGGACGCTAAAGCTCTTGCTGATGCCATACGTCAAATGCAGTCTCAGCCTGAAGCAGCACAAGAGCCTGCCAGCACGACCGGCGACGTTGTCCGTGGACTTGCTCGCGGGATGGGGCCAGTCGCTATGGGTGCTGCTGCTGGGTTGGTTAGTCCTATTCCTGGTGGAGCGGCAATGGGCGCAACTGCTGTTGCGGCAGGTCAGCTTTTTGGTGACCCACTAGTGCTTGGTCTAAACCACTTCATGGGCACTAATCTCAAGACGCCCACGGAACTCTTTGGCGAACTCTTTACTCAGCTTGGTATTGATCCAACTAGCACCGAGGCTGGTCGAGTTGCAGAGTCCGTTGGCAGTGTTGTGGCATCAACGGCTGCTGGCATTGGAATTGGCAATCTACTTAAAGGAGCCGCATCCGCAACTGCTCGCAAGATTGGCACTGTGTTAGCAGAAAAGCCACTACAACAGCTTTCTGCTGCTGCTGCTGGTGGAGCCACGGCTGAACTTGCTCGGTACGGCGCAGAAGAGCTTGGAGCAGGCACTAAGGGACAGATTGCTGCATCGTTAGTTGGCGGAATCACTGGCGGGTTAACTGGAGCCAAGCTGGCCGGGCTACGGCCAACTGCACGCACGGCTCCAGCAGTAGCAGGTATGACCACCGCAGAAACGGCTCAAGCTGTAGCTGAGGCTGAAGCTGCTGGAAGACTTGTTCGTACATCTGATGTTATTCAGCCAGGTGGGCCAATCAGTAAGCGAGCTCAAGATTTGCGTGAAGCTGTTGGCGGCAGGCAGGCGCTTGTCAGGCAGGCTGAAGAGCGGACGCAAGCCGTTCAAGATTTGCTTGGTCAGTTCAGCGCAAATGTTGGTTCTGACTCTATCCGCGAGGTAAC